AAGTACCTCTACGACAATGGCGGACTGCGACACTGGAGCCTCTAGACACAACGTACACGAACAAGTAGGATGTACACATGACAAACGAACTACAACCCGAACACTTGGCAGGCACAAGTGAAATCGCTGTAATCCTTGGAGTAACTAAACAGCGAATTCATGCCCTGCGTAAGCAGAAGAAGTTTCCACAACCGATCGCAAACTTGGCATCAACACCAATTTGGGATAAGCGTGACATCCAAGCATTCCTTGCTGAATGGCGCCCATGGAAGGTAACACCACAATGAGCGACAAACGCCACTACGAATGCCCGCAGTGCAAGAAGGTAGTCACCGTATATGTAAAGCCATCGGTGCCACCAACATGCACTAACCCTGATAAGCACACCAGCCTTACCGTTGAAATGGTGGAGAAGAAGTGAGAATTGGCTTTGCCAGTGGTGACTACGTTCCAGTACAACGCTCCACAGATGGTAAACAGCATTGGGGTGGCTCGGGCTGGGCACGCATTGGTCAGTATGTGGAGTGGTTGGAGCATTTTGAAAAAGATGTAATTGTAGGAGTGCTCACATGGAACAAGAACTACTTCTGTATCCGAGGTGCCAACGATGAGTTGATACCTGTTGACATCATTGTGATGCAACGCCTCATGCACGACTCACTAGCCGATCACATTCACAAGGCTCGTGCTGTTGGACAAATTGTAATTAATGATTTAGATGACTGGTACTGGGGGCTGGATCCAGCCAACGATGCCTTTATGTCATCACACCCAAAGACCAACCCGAAAGAGAACCGAGACCACTACAAGAAGGTGCTCGCATCCAGCACGCTGGTCACCGTGTCAACGCCATATCTTGCCGATCGCATCAAGTCGTTTGTGCACTGCCCAATTATCACACTGGAGAACACGGTAGACATCTCACGGTTTACACTTCACAAACACACCGATAGTTCTGTTCCTGTAGTTGGTTGGGTGGGAGCCACGAGCCATCGCTCCAGTGACTTAGAGATCATGAAGGGGATCATCAACCCTTTACTTGCTAATAATGAAATTAAGTTTCATCACAGCGGGCACTACTCACATGCACCATCAGTCGCCAGTAAGTTAGGACTGCACGAAGATCAGGTGACTGTTGCGAATGCAGTGGACGCCAAAGAATACCCATCGCTGTTGACCATGGACGTGGGTATCGCACCATTGCGTGACACACCGTTCAACCATGCCAAGAGCGACATCAAGTTGCTGGAGTACTCAGCCTCGGGGATTCCATGGGTCGGTTCATCTCTGTCAGCGTATGAGGCTTTGCGTGATAGTTGGGGAGTTGGTCGTACTGCGAGTAAACCATCGCAGTGGCTCAAGCATCTGAGGGATCTCAAGGATCCAGTCAGGCGAGCAGACGAGGGAGAGGCTTTAAGAGAAGCAGTGCGCTCACGAGACATCAGCCTCGGAGCACACCGCCTCAACTCACTTATTGAAGATATTGCGTAACTTAATACGCTCTATCTTCTTGAGAGACTGCATGTCCCTACCACCCCACACGCCCCAGCGGATGTCGTTCTTGACGGCATAGCGCAGGCACTGTAGTGCTACAGGACAGCCTTGGCATATTTCTACGGCTTGTTGTCTCTTTTGTCGTACTTCTTTGTTGTGTCCTACTAAGCCAGTAGCAAAGAAGGTAGTTGTGTCTTCATGTCGGCATGACGCAAACTTGCGCCATGTTCCAACCTCGGGGAATGGTAGAGGCTCCATGATCTCTTTGTTGAGCAAGGTGCCCCGATGTAGCGGGGGATTTGACTCCCCCGCATCATCGTAGTAATCCCAACGGTTCATACGAGGACTACATCCTCCAAGATCCGAATGACCTGACGGTCAAACTCATCGGTCTTGCCGTTGAGTGCGTTCATTGCGTTGCGCTCAACACGGCTGTCGTCCTTGCCACTCATGTGGTGCTGGTAGGTGTTGAATGCTTGCAACACGCCGAGACCAGTTCCCATCCATGGAGCGACTCGTGGGTCGTTCTTGTAGAGGTGACGGATCGCTTCCTGCTTGTTCTGTGAGCGACTGATCGCTTGTGGGCGAGCCTCACCTTCGGTACCAACAGGCACGAGACGATCCACGATGGCGTCCCATTCGGACTGCGTCACAGTGAGGGACGAGAGGCGCTCAATCTCAAGCGACACTTCATCAGCCATGCTGTGAATGATTCCGAGAGCGTCACGGATGTCTTGAATGCGTCCGTTGCTGTACTTGCTGTGGCGAGTCTTGAACTCTGATCCCTGCTCACCGAGCGCTCCAGCAAGCGTATTGTCGCAGACCACCGCAGTGACGACTCGTTTGAAGGTGGTTGCAAGCGTGCCGTTGTGGCTCGTAGTTGCGAGCAAGTGTGGACGGAACTCAAAGCCCGCCTTGGTGCTGATTGTCTCAGGCATCTCAATGCTGACCCATGCGACACCGCCACTGCGAAGCAAGCCCGCAGAACCGATCTGCAAGTTGCTGTCATCAATTACGTTTGCCACGGTGCCGAGCAACCACTCTTCGTACTGGTGGATCTGATACGAATCCTTGAAGAGACCAAGCGTCTCGTAGTTGTCGTCACGCACAATTGCCTTGCGGTCATCCTGTGGGATGTACTTGAAGGTTCCATTGTTAGGCACCTGCACGAACACTGGTGCTTCAATTGCCTTCCAGTGGAACAGACGACGCTTGACATCTTCAACAGGGATTGCCTGCTCGTAATGGTTTGGCTCAGTTCCCTGATCGGTTGCCTTGTAGTGCCATGCGTTCCCACGCTTGGATGTAAAGCCCACCAATACATTTTGGTTGAGCCACTGGCTGGTTTCTCTTGACATGATGTTTCTCCTTGTTGTTTGAGTTATTTGGTTTGTTGTACCACTGAGATAAAACTACCTCCGTGGGACGGGAATTGCAACTTCTGTTCTTATTTTGTGGGAAGGTCAATGACCTGCCCGTTTTGGATGGTTGACCCGTAGGTCTCTACTAGGTCATTGACGGCGGACTCTATGTTGCCCGAGCAGTTGCTCTGAGCGATCTCCCATAGGCTCTCCCCGTATGACACGGTGTGTTGCTTCGTATTGCAGACATATGAATCCATACGCTCCGCAGACTCTTGAAGCAAGAAGTACACGAACGCTGTTACGAGCACCGCAAGGTACCCATAGAACGCCCATGTAATTTTGTGATTGATTTTTGTGTAGTCCCTCATTGCTTTACCTCCGTGATCTCCACGATTTCTATGAAGGCTCCCAGCGTCAACAGCGCCTCAACAAGGCGTACTGCATCGGGAGCATTGGTTGGTTCATCCAAGTCACAGCGCTTGCGCACTGTGACCTGAAGAGTGAATTCGGTTGCACTCATAACAGAGCATTCTTGAGTAGAAAGTAATCTCCGCCTTGCTCCATCCATTCAATGAGCCTGTTTGGTTCAGGTGTGAGCACCGAGATGCCCATGCTAAACACATTGCTCGTTGGGTCAGCCACGATGGCGATTGGTATGTCGCCATAATCAACTTCACCTGTCAACAAGCGTTCAGCCCACTGATTGAATATCTGTTTCTTGTCAGCGATTGGGTCACCCCAGCCACCAGTTGTCCAGCCAGCCATGATCTCTGTCCAGCCTTCAATGGTGGTCTCGTAGTGACCACGCCAGTCACTTGACTGGATGTACTCACGATTGATCGTAAGGTTGGTTTGATACATGTCATCGCCAAACTCGTCCATGCGAATGTGGTCTCCGATGTGGTACTTGAGTACCGCACCGTCATCCACGATCTGCACTGTTGAAGAGTGGTTCTGATCGGACTCGTAGCAACCCCAGCAGAGGTAACCATCGTGTACATTGCTCCAGCCATGGTCACCATCGGTGTCCACGATTTCGCTACATTCACAGCACTCGTCCTTCAGAAGTTCTTTCACTTCTTGTTGAATTTCATCCATTACTTTGCCTCCATTACTTTGAGTAACTCGTTGGTTGTTGTGTTCTTCAATTCAATGCGACCCTTTGCCCACATGTCCTTGGTCTTTGCTTGATCAAGGATGTAGAAGATTGCAGTCATTGTTGCTTCATTGTCATTCACATCGGTGAATGTGTGTGCCTTCACTTTGCCTAAGCGCTGTGCGGTTATTTGATAGGTGTTCATGCTGTCTCCTTTTTGGTCTTGTTCATTCTTCCGTTAAACCATGCTTCTACTTTGTCCCATTCCCAAAACAGTCCTGCACTGAGTACAAGACATGGCTCGGGGAATCCGATGTTTCGCATTCTCCATTGGTGCACGATCGTTGAGTGTGCTCGTTGGAGCCTGTCAGCGATCTCGTTGGCACCAACGATGTTGGCTGTGTCAATCATCATTAGAAGCCCCATTCCTCTTCACTGGTGTCAATGAATGAGTCAAGGTGGTGTGCATCCACCACTGCCCACGCTGGAGCAACTGGCTGACCCCTCCACATGATGCCATCGGGGAGCGTGACATTGGTGTCGTGCTCACCTTCGGTGACCAATTGAATTGCGACCACACATGGATCAACCATGTTGAGTGGTACTGGTGGATAGTGATTGCTTTGCAGGTGCCATGCGAGCGCCTGTCGTAGTTCAATCATTCCGTCTTCCATGGCTTCCGCCATGCCTAGTGCGTTGATGCTTCCCATTACTTTGCCTTCCTTCTGTCTCTGAACATGTCTACTGCTGTGTCCCAGCAGAAGTTGTGTACTTGCTCGGCTTCCATGTCGGTAATGCCGAGCATCATGACCATCATGTCTCGGAGCCTCATACTGCATCTCCGAGCCATACACGATCCTCATCGTCAACCCGAACGGTACGACCGTCCAGTGTTTGTACTTCTTCCACTACCCAGTCCAATGACGCTTGACCTGAGAGCAGTTGCTTAGTCAATGCATCCACAACATCTTCTATGTTGAGGTCTCCCGCAAGCAATGTTGCAGGGTCGCTTGCATTGACTCCTTCTAGATACACGCCCGTTTGGAGCGAGATACTTACATTCCATTTGTTCATGATGACCTCCTCAGATCATTGTTGTTGACAGGTGTTGCAAGGTTGCTTCACCCCGTGAGCACTCCCCAAGGCGGATCAAGGGGAGTACTCACGGGATGACACCAGCCGAGGCTGATGCCACCCTTCGTACGAGCCTCTCAGGACTCGCTTAACGATGTTTCAATCCAATCTAAGTCAATGTTGTACAGATATACGACATGACCCTCAGGTGCATAGAACTTGACATAAGCGCCCGAGTCATCGTCTTCAAACTGCTCGTTGACATTGCCGATGTACTTCATCTTGGACAGTTGCTCCTGCCCGTAGTACTCGTTGGTGTTGACGGAGGGGATCAAGAGATTCGCCTCCACCAAGTCCCTGCGCACTACTGGGTAACCACCGAGGATCATTGCTCTCCTCCACAACGGCAGTTGCCATTGCATGGTGCGTACTGAGTCTGCTGGCTGTCCCAGCCGTTCTCAGCACACTTGACGCACCTCCACACATTCAGAGGTAAGTCAGACGCTGGACGGAAGTCGTGGTGACACAAGATCACCGCTGTTGGAGTCTCTCCCGTGCGATTGAAATATTCCATGACGCTTTGCATCAGAACACATCCACTGCGATGATCTTTGAGAGTGCGATGTCAATCTCACGCTCGTTCTCGTAGGTGTCGTATGGGCTGTCGCTAGTCCACATTGACAACTCGGTGTCGCTGATTCGTGAGACAATTCCTGAGTAGTCATATGTCTCTATCGGAGAGATCTGCACGGATACTTCTACTTCGTCTCCTACTGCCACATTGATTGTTTTCATTTGTTGCCTCCTTCAAGGTCTAACACTGTTTTGTACATGTCTTCGTTGCTGATTACTTGAACTTCATACTTGGTGTTGAAGTCATCGTCCCACTGGTTCTCAGTTATGAAATAACCGATGCGGTTAACGATGTGTCGTCCAGCGATGATGTATGTGCCTTCCTCGCCGTCCACATATGTCCATGTGTAATGCAATGGCTGATCAAACACATGGTCAACTTCGGCACCGTATGTTTCAAACATGATGCCGTTGCCTTCATCGTCTGACCACGATGCGTTGTCATCTAGGTGATTGTTGACAGGCTTGAACTTTGCCTCCCATTCTTCAACAGACATTTTGATTACTGGTTGTATCATTTGACCTCCTCAGGTCTTTAGGGATTAACTAATTTATCGGGTACTAGGTACCCTCACAACACACAAACAGAATTTATGTGCTGTGAGAGCACCACGAGCCGTAGCCCGTGATGCCCCGATCAGGCGACATCCTCCCACCATGCCTGTGGCATGTAGAGGTACCCGCCCTCGTGCCAGCCGAATGAGTGCCCGTCAGTAGCGACCTGTTCATTCAGCCAATCAGTGGCTACCTGTTCTTGGTACCACGAGTCCTCAATGTCGGTGGGCTGGCGCCCATCCCATCCGAGTTCTCGTGCGAGCCTGCACGCTTCCATGGCGCTGTAGACGCCGTAGTGGTTGTCTAACAACAACCCAGTAAGCACCATGACCTTGCTCATTGCTCTACCTCCATGTCAGCGAGTACGAGTGGAATCTTGTACTCAATGTTGTACGACAGGACATTGAAGTCTTCGCCGTTGTTGCCTACAAGCGACTTGAGTTCTTCTTCTCCGCCTTCGCAGTAGAAGAAGACCTCATCGTCTTTGTTGCCCAACGAGTCAAACTCACCTCCCCACTCGTTCTCATTCCATGTACCAAACGAGATGAATACCTCGTCCTCCATGCCTGAGTCATACCACTGGATGATTGCCCATGCACCGATTGGTGTTCCGATGTTGCTCATTCTTCCTCCTCTATTTCGTTTTGCATTTCAACCATTTCGTACAAGACTTGTTCCAGTACTTCATTGCCTAGTTCCACGATTCGCTCGTGGACATAGCCTTCAACTTCTTCCATTGCTTCAATGGACTGTTTCTTAGTCCAATGTGGGTACATCGCCTTGGCATCTTCCCAAGACCATTTGACTACCACTTCACTTGCCATTAGAACTCTCCTTCTTCTGTGATGTCGTAATTGAGGTATGTCCATACATCTTGGTTTACGCTGTCGTAACCACCGTTGGCATCAAACACTTCAACAGCCCTGAGCCATTGTTCTGAATCTGCCGACAAGGGTTCGTCATTGTCACCGATGGTGAACAGGTTTGCTTCCCACCAAGAGATAGCGATCTCTTCGTCAGGATTGATCTCACTCAATAATTTAATTGCGTGACTTACTTTCATGGTGCCTCCTCAGGCTTTGTTTACTTCGGCGGTGTTGCCTTGTCCCCAGTCGGAATTGAATCCGCACGCCTGTAGCGCTGGGGGATCTCTCTAGAAGCCGTTCTCGTCACAGATCTTGCTGAGAGCGCCAATGACCTTGTCCTCTACAGCGAGATACTGCTCAAGAGAACCCCATGGATAGATGCCATCGTCACCGAGTCGGTTGTGAACCGCTTCCATGCCGTCTCGCACCAACTGGTACAGGATGTCCAGTTCGGATCCACGGCGATCAATGCCTCCGTTGAGAGTGATATTTAAGTTGTACATGGTGACCTCCTCAGGTCTTGAATGAACATCGGGTGATGTTCTGACAGTACATCAACGGTGTGTCAATGTACTGTCAGAACACCACGGGCTTGCGCCCGTGATGAACTGTGGTGGCTCCCGTGAGGACAAGAGTGCACCGACTGTCGCTCGTAACGCTGACCATGAAGCGCTACAGCGCCCACGATTATCCGTTACCAACGATCCCGTCAATGAGGGCTTGCGTAATGCTTCCACCCTCTGCACCCATGTCTTCACCGTGACCTGTCAAGACAGCCGATACCGTCTCGTGCTTGGCGTTGAGTAGTGCCCACATGCGATCGTCCACTGTTGGGATCTCGCTTGTGTCATCTACAGCCAACAACCACCACGCAACGACTGCGTTGTCTTGACCGATGCGGTGTGCACGGTCTTCTGATTGCACTGCTTCCGCTGGTGTCCATGGCACTTCAGCGAACACCACATGCGATGATGCGGTCAATGTAAGACCGACACCAGCACTTGTGAATTGTCCGATGAACACCTTGGCGTCACCTTGTTGGAATGCGTCAACTGCTTCCTGCTTCTGCTCATCGGTAAGACCGCCAGCCACCTTGACTACGCCGTGCTTGTTAAGAGCACTGGCTAAGCCTGCGATGACATCTCGGTGATGTGCGAACACGATGACCTTCTCGCCTTGAGCGACAAGTTCTTCTACATGCTCAACCACATACGGGATCTTGGCGATACCGAGCAACTTGCGCAGTGCGTTGAGGCGAGTGATCACCTCAGCCTTGGATGCCTTCTGCCATGCCTCGGCACCACCATTGGCGATGACGAAGTCACGGAAGTCATTCTCGGCGTGACGATATGTAGCGAGATCATCTTCTGTGATCTCTACCGCCACTTGAGCACGGCGCTTCGCTGGGAGTTCCTTCAACACATCTGACTTGTTACGCCTCACATAGCAGATGCCACGCAATTTGTCGTTCAACTCAGTGGTGTTGCTGGCTCCGTTGTACACATAACCCCATCCATTGTGGATCGGATCACAGTAACGAAACAGGAATGCATTGCGTCCACCGAACCCTCTGTCCAGTCTGTCAATGATTGACAGCGGAGCAACGAGTTCGCTTGGACGATTCACGATGATGGTGCCACTGAGCAATACCACATACCCCTCAGTCGGAATTGACTTGGCGATGTATGCAATACCCTTAGTGCGACCTGACTTCGCATTCTTCGCACGGTGTGCCTCATCAACGATGAGCGCTCCAAACTTGCCAGCCAACTTGAGTGACCACAGGTCAACATTGCTGTCACCAATGATCACCACATCAGCCTTAGGTATGGCACCGACACGACTGCCCTTCACCACGGCTACAGAGAGCCACGGTGCGAACTGCTTGAATGAGCGAACCCAGTTGGTGCGCAATGACGGAGGCACCACGACAAGCACCTTGTGCTTCTCATTGACAGCCTGCACAGCCACTGCGATGCCCTGCGGAGTCTTGCCCAGCCCCATCTCGTCACCGATGATGACACGGCGTTGCTTGATTGCATACGCCACGCCAGCACGCTGGAACGGGAAGAGAGGTTGAGCGAGATCTACAGCGACCTCACCATCGTGAGCGCTACTGAGAGCAAGGAGTGCTGGGTCAGCAGTGATTGCTGGCGCAACACGATCAAGCCCCGATAGCAGTGCACTCAGTCCTTCTAGTTGTGTATTCATGGTCTGTTACCTCCTCAGGTAATTGTTAGTGGACTTGCGTCCTCACAACACACCAGTTGCCCGATGTGCTGTGAGGGCGCCACACCTTGCGGTGTGACATCCTCGGGCTAGAAACCCAATCGCTTTGCGCAGTCGTTGCCGATGCCACGCTTGCGTGTGACCTCATCGGTCAAGTGACGCCCGCACACACCACACCGTCCGATCTCTTGACCGTACAGTGCCTGTGCATCCATGCGTTCTTGATCGCTGAGCGCAAGTAGACGCTTCACAGCGTTCACTGCACGCTCACCGTGTAGTCGCTCGTCACGATGACCACCCACGACCATGTAGATCGCACGCTGACCCTTGAGGCTTGCGTTATGCACGCCCTTGTTGGTCTTCACTGCGTAGAACACGAGATCGTTGGCGCCAGTTGATGACAGTGCGTAGAACCCATCGGCAAGTGTGCCGAAGAGTTCGTTGGTCACCGTCACTGGACGAGCAACAGGCTCCGATGAGCATTCACCAGCCTTGTGGAATGTCTGCCACTTGCCACTGATGAGCAATGCGTGACCAGCACCGACAGGTACAGGATGCCCGCACAATGTGCACGGGTTCGCATACTTGTTGACGATGGTGCGCTCTGCCTTAGGCAAGTGGTCAGTGCCCACACGCTTGACCTCAATCTTCTTGATTGCGTCAATGGCGAACGATGCTGACTTGCTGGACAACTCATTCAACTTCTGATCAATGATGTACTGGTCAACACCAGCCTCATCAAGACCGAGTGTTGAAGCACGCTCTAAGAGCATCGTGCGAATGAATGCCTGTTGCTTTGGTGTTATTGCACCCATGGTAAGAACCTCCTCAGATTCTGTTTTGTTGTACTGAATGGACTTGCGTCCTCGGAATGCACCGATGGGGGATCAGTGCACTCCGAGCACGCCATGGCTTGCGCCATGACTGCCCACTGCTACTTACTCACGCATTGGCGAGTTGGGAAGTGAGTTCTGCGACTGCCTTCCACAACACTGTGTCAATGTCAGCGGTGTCACTGATAAAGAGCGTGATCGTGGACTCCAGTTTTGCGTAACCGAATGACTCTTTGTCCTGCTCCCACTGGGGACGGCTGAACGCTTTTCTCAATCCGAAACCCAGTTACTTTGTGAATAGTTGCATCCATGGTTGACCTCCTCGGGTCTGTTAGTTGAACGGGCAATTGTATGCCCTCACAATGCACCGACACAACGCCGATGCACTGTGAGGGCACCACGGGCGAACCCGTGATGCTCCCGACTACCACTTACGACTAGTTGTCGCTGTCTTCGTCCTCCTCCACATAGCCTGCTGGCATTGTGATGGATGGGAAGTAGACAACGGCTTCATCACGACCCATGCTGTCTTGACGCACATCGTAAAGAAGTGCCCTTGTCAGGGCTTGACCTTTACTGCCCAAGTCAGCGAGTGCCGATCCGAGGATCAAGAATGTTGATGCCACATCTTCGGTCACAATGCCGAGACATTGTGCGCCGTACATCGCACGACCCGAGTACTCCATTACGGAACCCGCTTCATACATGTCCAGTGTGTCAGTGATCTGTTCTAGATCCCAGTCGGTCAGTTGATAACTCATGGTTATACCTCCTCAGGTATTTTGTAGTGAGCGGTTGCTCACAGTCCCCAGTACCGATTGAACGGTCACGCCTAAAGCGCTGGGGGAATTGGTTAGTAGCCACCCCAATTTTCATCATCGTCCATGATGATGTTTCGCACGACATCAGGATTGATACCGCACTTGATCAGGAACGCCCTGTTCTCGTCTGCCGTTCGGCATTCAACGAGCACAGCGTCATTCATGCCAAGTTGATCCGCAAGTGATTGCCACAGCATCCACAGAGCGATATGTGCACGCTCATGGTGTATCACCCGCCAGTCTCCGAGACTTCTTGGTGACATGGAATCAAAGTGGGCATGCCTGCGAATTGCCTTTGCAATTGTGTCTTCTATTCCGAATTTCATGGTTGACCTCCTCAGGTCTGTTATTCACGACACCAACGGTGATGATGTTGTCAGCACCGCATGCGTCAAGGTCTTCGTGATTGACATCCCAACCACGGGACACGAGCGCACCGTACGCCATGGCGATGTCATTCATTGACAACTTGGCGCTTTTGATGCTGGCTGGTGCTGGGAAGGTGTCCCGATCGTAACGATCAGGGTTCTCAACACCCACCAAGATGAACTTCTCACTCGGGTCAGTTGGAAGATTGTCATCGCTGTAGCCGTTCAGGTATCCGAACGCCTTCCACCAAGACCATCCCAACCACCCCGAGCCGAGAACTGCGGACATGAACTCTTCCGCATCCAGTCGGACGGTGACTGTAAGTGTTGTTGCTGTTTTCATGGTTGACCTCCTCAGGTCGCTTACTTCGGCGGTATTGCCTTGTCCCGTGTTGCGATTGAACGCCACGCCATATGCGCACGGGGGAGTCGCTCACATCACACAAGTGATGTGATCTTCTCACTGATTAATTGCAGAGTCTCAATGCGAAGCGTCATGAGGTCATCGTTGAGTTTGTTCCACTCGGCATCGGTAACCGTTGGGCTACTGATGTGTCGGATGATCCCATTGACTGCCTGTTGCTTGAAGCCAGCACGCTCAATCTTTTCTTGGTGATAAGCCTTCACCTCGGCGTCCTGTTGAGCGACCCACTCTTGAATGGTGGTCGGTTCCCAGTGAGCCATGTGAGACTGGATCTCTCGTGCTGACACCTTGCGAGTTGCCAAGCCGTACACAGGCTCTCGGTTGTCATTGGCACCCTCACTGCGCAAGTAACCA